GTATGCTTCGACGACAACCGCACTTAGCAAGTTGGCTGATGTAGCCACGGGTAACTCACTAATTTCTGGAGGGGTCGGCGTTGCTCCGTCATGGGGTAAGATCGGCCTGACAACGCACGTCAGCGGCACTCTGCCGACGGCAAACGGCGGCACCAATCTCACCTCGTTCACGTCAGGCGGCGCAGTATATGCGACATCAACCAGCATACTGACGACCGGCACTCTTCCGGCCACGGCTGGCGGAACGGATCAGGCCAGCTATGCCGTTGGGGACTTGCTTTACGCTTCGTCGACAACGGCACTCAGCAGGCTGGCTGATGTCGCCACGGGCAATGCCCTGATCTCAGGCGGTGTCAGCACCGCCCCGTCATGGGGCAAGATTGGTCTGGCGACGCACGTATCTGGCACTTTGCCTACTGCAAACGGCGGCACGAACCTTACTTCGTTCACGTCAGGCGGCGCGGTTTACGCGACATCGACAAGTGTGCTGACGACAGGCACTCTTCCGGTTACGGCTGGAGGCACGGGCGTAGGCACGTTGACCTCTGGCTACCTCGTAAGGGGTGCTGGCACCTCGGCGGTCGTAGCCTCTGTCATATACGATGACGGCAGCAACATCGGCATCGGGACGGCAACGCCGTCAGCCTCCGCCATCCTCGACGTCCAATCGACGACGAAGGGTCTTCGTCTCCCCAACATGACGACCACCCAGAAGAACAACATCGCTAGTCCTGCTGCGGGTCTCATGCTGTTCGACACCACGCTCGGTAAAGCTTGCGTCTACACTGGGTCTGCGTGGCAGACGATCACCTCGGCATAAAGGACCGCACCATGATCGAACAACTTATCAGCCGCGTGTTCTATGCCCGCAACGTCGCCCACTTCGAGCACTGGCGCGCGACCGGCACCGGCAGCTACGCCAAGCATCAGGCGCTGGGCACCTTCTACAATGAGGTCATTGAGGCTATCGACGACCTCGTGGAAGCCTATCAGGGGGCGTTTGAACTGATCGGCAACATCCCCGCGCCTGAGACCACGAAGGGCGACGTCCTCGCGCTTCTGGAAGGCGATGCGGACTGGATTGAGAAGAACCACGAAGGCATCTGTCGTGGCAATCGCGGCGTGGCCAACCTTGTTGATACAGTCACCGACACGTATCTCTCCACCATCTACAAGCTGCGGAACCTGAAGTGATGGGCACAACGCTCACCATCCTTGGATTTGTCATCACGGCTCTCAGCTTTGTTGGGGCGCTGATAACGGTTTGGGTTAACCTCACCAACAAGTTGACGCTCCTTGAGGCTCGGCTTGGCTTTGGAGACGAGAAGTTCAACGCCATCGACAAGAAGTTTGACGAGGTGATGATCCACCTTCGCCGCATCGAGGACAAACTAGACAATAAGGCAGACAGGTAATGAGTTTCTGGGACAGGTTTGAAAGCACCCGCGACGGCGTTAATGACACCGTTGAGTTCGTAATCCGCGTGGCTATCGTCACGCTTTCCGCTGTTATCCTTGTCGTGGTTTTGGCGCTGGTTGTTGGCCTCTTTGTGCCAAATGAGTTGGTGGACAGCACCGCCATCCTTCAGACAATCGACCCTGCCTTCCAGACTGTGATCGGCGCGTTCGTCGGTTTACTTGGTGGTCTGAGCCTCAACGCCAATGCGCGTGACAAGGAAGCGCCGCTGGAACTGGACACGCCCGCGCCTGAGCCTGACGCCCCTGAGCCAGCGCCCACACCTATAGCGCCAGCACCCGTCGAAGATGATGACGACATGGCCCCTTGGGAGAAATATCGTCACGACCTGCGCTGGGACGTCAACGGCGACGGCGTGGTCGATCAGGACGACTTCCCTGATTGGCGCAACCCGGAGGCATAAGTGACCGGCAACCTCTCCACCGTCGAACTGATCGGCCAGCTTTGGCCACTCGTTCTTGCGTTCATCTCGCTGGTGATTATCCTCGCGAAGATGGACGTGCGTCTTGCTGTCGTTGAGGAAAAGGTCAAGACGCTCTTTGAATTGTGGAATAGCCGGAAGGACGACAAGTGAGCCTGATTGAACTTCAGAAAAAGATCGGAGTAACGGCAGATGGTGCGTTTGGTCCGGGGACGTTTAAGCGCGCTGCGGCTTTCTATAAGCTGTCGCCTATTAGGGCTGCGCATTTCTTTGCTCAAACGGCGCATGAAAGCGGCGGCTTCAAGACGTTCAGCGAAAACCTTAACTACAGCGCCAAGGGGCTACGCGAGACGTTTGGTAAGTATTTCCCGACTAACGCACTGGCTTTGGCGTACGAGCGCAAGCCGCAGAAGATTGCCAATCGTGTCTATGCAAATCGCATGGGCAACGGACCTGAAGGCTCAGGAGACGGATGGAAATACCGTGGGCGTGGCGCGCTCCAACTGACTGGCAAGGACAACTATGCGGCATTTGCATCTTACGTTGGTCGGCCAGATGTCATGGACAACCCAGACCTCGTGGCGGGTGAACTCTGCTTTGAAAGCGCGCTTTGGTTCTTTGACAAGAACAAGCTGTGGGGCATCTGCGATCAAGGCGTCAACGACGCCGCCATCCTCGCGCTGACGAAGCGCATCAACGGCGGGACGCATGGTCTGGATGACCGTCGCACCAAAACTTACAAGTACGCAACATGGGCCTGATGCCCAACCCGTTGGTGATGTATGTGGCGGCAGGCACTCTTATTGTTGGCGCAGCCGCCGGATATAAAGTCCGCGACTGGCAGTGTGACGCAGCGTATGCAAAGGCTCTGGAAAAGGCTGAGAAGCTTCGGGCCAAGAAGCAAGAGGTAGTAGACAATGTTTCCCAAGTTTATGAAGCGGAACGCGATAAAGCCGATGTCGTGGCAACCGAGCGCATCAACACCATTCGTGAAATATACAAAACGGCTCCTGCCGTTGCTGTTGATTGCTCTGCTCCTGACGCTGTGCGCAGGCTGCTCGAAAGCAGTGTCAGTGACGCCAATGCCGCTGCCACCGGCAAATCTGGCGTCGAAGTGCCCAACGATCCAAAACCCGCCGCTGCTGATGCTCGACCCTGAGCGTTCGCTCTGGGAAGCCGACATCATCGCGAAATACGCCGATTGCAGTGTCAAGCACCGCTTGACAGTTGAAGCATGGAAAAGGGCCGTGGAGGTCCGCTAACCGGAGACGAATATGGTCGCGCCGATCTGTACAGACGACGAGTTTATTCGTGCGTGGGAATTAGGGGGTGGAAGCCCCGCTAAAGTTGCTAAAATCCTCGCCGTGGGTGAGCGGCTTGTCTACGCCAAACGCAGCACCCTTGCGCAGCGTGGTATCGTCCTAAAAAGCGTTCCAACACATGGGCCGTCCAAGTGGAGCGCAGACGACGCAGGGCGTGCCTACAAGCGCCAGATCGACCTAAACATCGACACTGGCCGCGCCATCGCCTTCTCCGATGCGCACTTCTGGCCAAACCAGATGCGCACTGTCGCCAACGAGGCGCTGCTCATTCTGACCAAGGAACTGAAGCCCCGCACCGTGTTTGCCAACGGCGACATCTTCGACGGGGCAGGCGTCAGCCGCCACGCCCCTCTCGGCTGGGCTGAATTGCCGACAGTCAAGGAGGAACTTGAGGCGTGTCAGGATCGCCTCGCAGAAATTGAAGACGTGTTGCCAAAGGGCTGCACCAAGATATGGAACGTCGGCAACTACGATGCCCGCTTTGACCGTGCGCTTTGCACCAACGCCGGAGAGTATGAAGGCGTTGTGCAGCGGCTTGACGAGAAGTTTGACCGCTGGGACTTTACGTGGTCCACGATGGTCAACGAGAATTTGATGGTCAAGCACCGCTACCACAACGGCATCCACGCGACATATAACAACACCCTGAAGTCTGGCCGCAGCATCTGCACCGGCCACCTCCACCGCCTCGCCGTGACGCCGTGGGCGGACTACAACGGACGCCGCTACGGCGTTGATACAGGGACACTGTCCAACCCGCATGGACCGCAGTTCGACTATGCGGAGAACAATCCGTCGCCCCACACGTCAGGCTTCGTTGTCCTGTCGTTTAAGGACGGGATGCTCCTGCCACCGGAACTGGTTGAGGTGATTAACGACAAGGCGTATTTCCGTGGCGAGTGTGTCTTTGATGGCACAGTCGATGGCGTGTAATGTGCGTCTGTCCAAACCGTTAAAAAACAGCTATAGGTGATGTATGGCCACGACAATGACATTCGAGACGCTCAAGGAAGACGTCCGCCGCTACCTCGAACGCGGCGCGACCCTCGCCTCGGACGCTGTTGTCTATGCGCAGATCCCGCGCCTGATCAACCTCGCCGAGCGCCGCATCGCCCGCGAACTCAAAATTCAGGGCTTCATCAACGTTGTGACTGACACGCTGACGGTGGGGACTTCGGTCTACCCGAAGCCAGACCGCTGGCGCGACACCGTGTCGATCAACATCGGCACGGGCACAGGCAACGCGCAGCGCACGCCGGTCTTTGCTCGCAGCTACGAGTATCTGCGGTCGTATTGGCCTGACGAGAGCCAGCGGGCGACACCCCTGTTCTACGCCGACTACAACTATCAGAACTGGCTGATCGCGCCGACGCCCGACGCGGCTTACCCAATTGAAATTCTGTATTACGAACTTCCGCCGCTGCTCGACGACGTCACGCAGACCAACTGGCTGACGGAATACGCGCCGCAGGTGCTCCTGTACGCCACGC